ATTTGATAGCCAACTACTGATTTCGTGGAAGAAGCCGTCCACGAAATCTTTGCACCGTAGTACTGAACTTTGGTGCCGGGATCGTAAGCAGGCGGCACCGCAACAGTATTACTCGGAGACTGCGGCGTTACGCCGGTAGGCGCGGCAGGTGCAGTCGTGTTCGTCGGCGCGGTACGGGAAAGCGCAGTCGAGACGGCTGAAAGAATGTCGAAATTGGAGATCGCTCGGGCAGCAAACTCATACGCAACGCCGGGTGTCAGATCATCGATCGAGACTGAAACGGAGCCGCTGTTGATCTGGTTGCCAACTATCCAATCGCTGGACCCAGAACGGCGATACAGGATCGTCAGAATCTTACCAAGCGTCGGCATCGCAGGCGCCGTCAGCGTGATGCGGGCAAGTGATGTTCCGTCGGTCGATAGGTAAGTCGCCTCGCTTGAATACGTCGGCGCGTTCGGCGTCGCAGGAGCGGTCTGATCTACCACCGTGCCAGCGATGAACGTAGGCACAGCCTGCACGCGAGACGAGAATCCTGAGACGTTTTCGACGGCATCGTAGGCGTTGATCCAGTACGAGTACGTGGTGCCGATCGTGACATCTGTATCGACGAAGCGCGATGCCCGCACCTCGGCAATCTTGTCCGTGTTGGCATTGACTGGGGTAACGCCAGTCGTGTTGCGATAAACGCCATACTCCGAGAAGTCGGCCTCCGTATTATCGTTCCAGTCCAGCGATACAGCTTGGCCGGTTCCGACCACAGCGGCCAATCCGGTAGGCGTCGCGGGCGCTGTCGTGTCTTTAGCCACTACGACACTCGCGGAGATGTAGCTCGTAGCCACACCGAAGTACGATTCACCATACAGACGAACGTTGTAGCTGGTACCGATCCGCACATCGGACGAAATGTAGTCGAGCTCCTGATTTCCTCCTACCTTGGCCCACGTAAGATAGGTGACGGCGTTGCCCTGCTTGTATTCGATCACGACGTTACCGCCCGACTGAATGAACTGTTCGGTCGGCGCAGACCAAGCTACCTTGATCCGAGGCAGCGCCGTGCCATCCGCTTGGATAAGCTGCGTAGTGCCGTCTGCGACTAGGCTCAAATTCGTAGGCGCATCGAGCGAGAACGGATTCGGCAACGTCGTCGTCGGCGCAGTCGTCACCACGATCTCGTCGGTGATGCTCCAGTCATAGACGCTCGATGCCGTCTCTCGCATCGTCATTTCGATGGCAAGCTGCGGCGGCTGACCGTCGGACACAAAGTTCCAATCGATCACCTCAAACACCTTTTCGGTCCACCCAAACTTGGCGAGCGTTACCTTCACGGTATCGCCAGCGCGGACCTGCATCGCATCGAGCCGGAAGCGTGCGGTGAATGTGATTTCCTGCCGCCCTCGAAGCAGTTCGATACGTGCTAGGCGCTGGGCGCACGAACTCGAAGTCGTCATCGGCAGCACGACGTCGCGCCAGTAGCGGATACCATTATCCTGTGCCAGTAATGTGGCCGAAGTCGCAGGAGGAAAGTCGGTGGGTTGCCACTCGCTCTTTTCGGATACGAACACGCCTTTAACTGCGTTCACCCGGTCGCGTGCGCTCGTCTTGGTCTGCACGCTCAGCGGTCCAGCAAAGTCGCTATCCGTCAGGGTAACCGTCGGGATGCGATATCCTGCGGCATAGGGAATGATCTTGCCTCCAGAGTAGGCGACGAGGCCTCCCATAGCGGATAGGAGCTTCCCGATGTTCTCGTCTGGGCTGGCGCTGGTGTAGACCACGCCGTTCGCTTCATACCGTTTCTCGTAAGTGGTCGGAGACGCAGGGAGAATCTGCACGCTCTCGTCGCAGATATTTGCCGCAACCGAGAACGCCGTATCGTCAATTTCACCAGCCGTGAGTCCTAGTCCGTAAACGGAGTTGGTCAGATAATCGCGCAGGCACAGCGCGGCATTGGCAGAATAAGCCGTGGTCGCGGTACGCGGATCGTAGACCTGCTTACCCTTTACCATCGCGCTAATGTTTGGGATGCCGCCAGCGAAGACCTGCTGGTCCCAAGTAAGCCGAACGTAAATGTACGCGATGCCGAGTAGCCGATGCTGCGATGTCCACTTGCCGTTCGTGAGTCCAGCAGTTGCCGCTTCGAGATTGGTTTCGACGGTCTGCGTAGGCAATCCGAGCTTTTTGTAAATGTCTGCCTTACCTGTGAAGCGTCCCGTTGCTCCGCTGCCAGCACCAGTCAGCGCAAGTTCGTCATTGAAGTAAACGTCACCGATTTCTTCGACCTGATGACCCGCCAACGCTACCACGATGTGAAGGTATTCGTTTTTGGTTCCAGTCGTGGAAAGATAGACGATCACGCCTGACACCTTGGTCTGGCCGTAAATGATTTGGCGCGCCGCAATGGGTGAACGCACCATCTGAGTCCGACTTGCCAACGACGGGTCGTCGTAACTAGGCATTTTTGGCGCCAACAGTTTGTTGACCGCCATATTCGCACCGACGATTGCGACGAATGAGACGATCGCCGTGACCGCCTGCAGCGTTGCCATCGAGACGACGACGACACCAGCGGCGTTCGCCGTGCCGAACGTCGTGAGCAACCAAATCGCGATTGTTTCAGCCATTGTTAGACGCGCCAGAAAAACCCGGCTTTTTGAAAGTCAAACGGCGCAAAGAGGATTCCTCGCGCTCCCACAAATGCGGCGTGTGTCCCAATCGAGATGCCGATGCTTTCTCCGTTCCCGGTATCGGCGACCACTAGGTCTCCTCGTTGATCAAACTTTCCGTCGATACGCTCCAGACCCATCGGCTCTCCGAACGTGCGGATGATACCGCGAACGCCGCCGTGCTTCTGAAGGATTCGAGCCGCGCTTAAACCTGACGAGTATTTTCCGCGCAGTTCGGCGGCAGGATCGAGCCCGGTGCAGAGTTGAACCCAATCTGCGGCAAACAGGCAGCAATCATTCTGTCCCCACGCAAATGGAACCGCACGCCGCTCCTCGATGAACTGCGTCAGGAGATTCGGCCAATGCGGTTTACGGATCATTCGTAGCCTTGCGTTCCAGTCTTGTCGCCACCCTCCCAGTCTGTACCAGACGCCTGCGCTGGATTTCCCCAGTAAATGGGTTTTTCCTGCAGGTCATTGACGAACTCCAGCCCGAGATCGGGAAGCGTGATGGATGGCGAAGTTGGGTACAACGTCTGCTGCTCCTCGTCGGTGTACCGAAGCTCCCTCGGCCGCTGGAAATCCATCAGCTTCGATTCCGCAGTCAGAATTATTTCGGCGTTCTGACCGTCGTCGGTGATCTGCATCACGTCCATTCGTCCCGAGAACACGGTGACTGGAGACGAAATCAACGTACCAGCTGTCGGTGACAGCGCACCAAACATAACGCTGGCTTCACGCCCTTGGTACGTTTCGGTCAGAGCAATGGCGATGCTTGCGGTCGGAACGCCGGACAGACGCATCGAGATGCCGCGCGCGGCTAAGTCGGTCGTTTCCTGCACAGGCGAGATCGTGCCGAATGTTCCGAGCCCTAGATACGTGACCGAGTTGTAGACCAGATTCCCGTATCCCGTCCACAGGTAGACCGGAGTCGAGAAGTTCAACGCAGCCATCAAAATCGGAGACAGTTGCGTCGTGGTGACTTCAGTCACCATCGCTGCCGAGAGGGAACGTCCTGCGGTAGTTATGCTCATTGCGCTACGTCCTCAACGATACCGAATCCGACACCGTAAATCTTGGCTACGTCGATCGACCAGTTGGTCAACGGTTCCGATAGGCGAAAAATACCCTTGGCGTTGGAGTAGACGATCGACGTACCAGCGGCATAGCTCGACCGCAGCGCCGGGAACAGTTCGACGCTAGTCGACGAGTTGACGACGATGACTTTGTAGAGCGAGCTACCGATCTGTAGCCAGTCACCTACGGCAAACGTACCAGTAGCTCCAGAGATACCGAGCGTACTGGTATTAGCGGTTGCGCTGGCTACCGTCAGCGTTCCGGTGACTGTGCCTCGCGTAGTCGGGTTGGCGTAGTCTTGGAAATAAAAGGTGCCGCGCTGCACCGACAGAAGGAACCCGATAACGGCTTCTGCATCCGCACGCACCATCGGCGGACATTCCACCTGACCGGACCACGCTTGTCCCGGCCAGTTGTATTGCTGGGTTTGGTAGGTGAACGGACTGACGTTACGTGACGTAGCCGAGAAGCCAGACAGCGACAACCGCGAGATGCGGAACGGCGACGGTGGCGTGACTGGGTATGAGATTGCCATAATCGTTAGGCGAACGCCGTCCGATACGCACCGCCTCGCCGGACCATATCCGGTATCTCAGCTTTGAGCCGACGCCGTTCCATCTCCAAGATCGGCGCAAGCTCGGCGCGAGAGACGCCAGCAGCAATGTTGTACGTGATGTTGACGCCACCGCCACCCATCGACGCGCCGGACAACCGATCGTTGCTGATGATCGAGCCCGAGTTGCGAGGCACAAACAGTTCGGGACCGCGCTCGCCTACGATGTAGGGATTGCCAGCGCCAACCGGACCGCCCTCGGCTCGAAACAGATTCTTGAAGAAACCGCCCAATCCTGCGCCGAGCGGTGCGGTGACGGCTTCACGAAACGCCATCCGCAACAAATCTTGAGCCAGCGCACGCAGAACTTCCGAAAGCTTGTTACCGGCAAAAACCGCGTCCTCCAACGACTGGGAAATGATTTCGCCCGACTGACGAGCGATCTTCTGAACAGTCGTTTCAAGGATTTCCCGTTTCCCAAGCAGCGCGTTCAGCTCTTTCTGATACTTGATCAGATTCAGATAGTTCGCCAAATCCTCCTTCGTCACCAGCGTTGGGTCAAAGTCTTCCGGTATTGCCTTTTGAAGATCGGTGATCGCCGCCGTCAGTTCTAGGATTCGGCTGGTGATGACGATCTGCTGATCCTCAACCGTCATCTGCTTGCTCATAAAATCCTCGAAAGACGAATTCACGTCTTCGACGGATTGCTGGTAATCCTCAAAGACCTTGGTCGCAATTTTGCGCTGCTGAATCTGAACGCCGAGAATGTCTTTTTCG